GGCCCGCAGCTGCTTGGTGTATCTTGCAGCAGCCTTGCGGCCGGGCCCGTCGGGGTCCAGCCACACGGCTACTGGCCTACGCCTACGCATGAACTCTGCAACGTAAGCGTCGGGGACGTTGGTTCCCATTGCGGGCCAGCCTTCGCCCACTAAGCCTATCTTGTAGGCGCTGAGAATGTCCTCGGTCAAAACGGGAAAAGGCCCCGAGCCATAGGACACTAGCATGTCCTTGGGTCGGGGTGTCGGTGCCAGGTACTTAGGCTTGCGTCCGTCTACCGCCCTGGCTTGGTAGTAGATGGGTCCTAGCGATGGGTCGCTGCGGACTGGTATAACAACCCGTGCCGTTGCGCGGTGCCAATAGGCCCCAAGCCGCCCAATGTCTGCGTTGCTGAGTCCGGCTTTGTAGAACCAGAGCTTAGCTCCAACAGGCCAATCGTGTACAGCATACACAGCCGGTCCTGGGAAATCCCGTAGGCCCGTGCAAACAACATCTTCTTCAGAAAGTTTTGCAAGGCTGGCGACAAGTTCTGAAAAGTCTTGCTTGACTGGGAGGAAGCCCGGTTCACTGCAACGAAAGCACCAAGCCGAGTAACCCCGCGCGTTACGGGAAACACGGAGCTTACGTCCATCCCCGCAGTTGTGCTCAACATCCTTGAGTTCTCCTATCTCTAGGCCGGTAGCGTGATGCTCCCACGAGCCTTTGTCTAGGCTCATGGGAGCGGCTTGATGATGCGGCGGAAGCCGTAGACAAAGTCGTAACGTGTTGTGTCAACGACTGTAAGCCATCGGCGTCCGCCTATTGTCAGGACTTCAAACTGTCGTAGCATTGCCGCAGCTGCGCCTGAGCCATTCCCCGCAAGCGGGGATCTCCACGGGTCATGGCCTTCAGCAGTGCATCTTTCTCCGCCAAGTACACCACAGCAAACTTCGGGTCATGCTTAACAATGTCCCGTGTGTTGCTGATAAGATCAGCGTACTTGATGGTTTGGACTGCCGGGTGTGCCCGGTATAGTCTCACACGGTCTTTGTTCTTACGGTAAGTCCGGTTTTCCGGTCCCTCGTAATTGGTCAGCTGCTCGACCATGTGCGCAACCGCAGGCCCAAACCGAAAGTTGAGTTCTTCTTCGGTAACGCCCTGATCTTCCATGCTGTCGTGCAAATAGGCAGCTTGCACCATGCTGTTCAGATGAACGGCAGGCGCAACGCTAGCCACTAGCCCGGCAACTTCGGTAAGGTGCGTGATGTAGGGCAACCCGGTGTACTTACGGACTTGATGCCTGTGTACACTGGTTGCAAACTCAAGCGCTTCGTAGTTGTTCATTGTCGCCCGTTCCTGGCCATGCCCAAGGGCACCGAGACCGGCGCGACACAGCCGGGTCGAAGTTCAAGCCGCGCCAGCGCTTTCCCGCTACGAGGGAATAAAAATCCCGCTCATAGTAGCTTACGGCATCCGCGGTTTTGTTCCCGTAGGAAGACCGGTACCACCTGTTACCGTCCCAATAGCCCAGCACGCAACTACCTAGGCTGCTCTCACGCTCCCACAGCCCCGGACAAGGGGGATTACCCTCTTGCCACGGGGTCTTGTCTGAGTCGGGAAGCTCAGAGGTCTTGTAGGGCACTGTTACGCCTTGCTGTCGTACTGGACCAGCTGCTTGTCTTCAACGCGCAGCATCAGGCCCAGGTTCTCTTTCCAGAACCGGGCGCGCAGCGCCAGCATCAAGGGCGACACGAACGGCGGCACCTTGAGGAAGACGGCCTTGTGCCAGCGGCCGTAACGCTGGCCGCGCTCATGGGTACCGGCTTCGATGGCGGCCAGCTTTGCGCTGCTGGCCATCTTGCGCCATGCCTTTTGCTTGTTGCGCATGTTAGACGCCCACCTTGTTCACAGCTTCGGCCAGGGCCGATTCTTTGGCGATGTGCTTGGCCGTCTCTTCGCGGTGCAGGTCCATCAGGTTGACGACTTGCTCACGCAGGGATTGCGCTTGCTGCTCCAGGGCAAGGGCGTGCTCCTTGGCCTCTTCGGCTTGCTTGTAGATTTCGTCCTCGGCGCGCAGGTTCTTGCTGCGTTCGGCTTCAATGACAGCATTGCGGGCAACCTGGGTGCTCTTACGAGCGGCACGGGCAGCGCGGTACGCCAGATCGGTGATGTAGGCAGCGAGGCGCAGACGGAAGAATTGGATTTGCGTGTTCATTGGGTACTCCATACAGTGCTCAGCGCACTCGGAAGCCCTCCGTAGAGGGCAACCGGCTACGCTGATTAGCCTTGCGTGCTCAGCGCTTCGTCGGCGCTGATGCCGGTGCTGTCGGCCTCGTCGGCGCCGACCACACGGATCACGTTGGCCAGGGCCACGGTGATGATGGTAGCATCGAAGCCTTCGCCGGCCTGGACACGCAGCACGTCACCACCCTTGGGCTGCGACTTGCGAGCGATCACGGTGCCGATGTAGGTGCGGACCTTCTCGGCGCGGCCGAACTTCACTTCGACGCGGACACCGGGCTGCACCACCGAAGTGTCGAACTCGTTGGCGGCAGCGGCTTCCAGTTCGGGCAGCTTGGCTTGCAGCTTGGCGATGGCGTCGATGGTGGCTTGCAGTTTGGCTTTTGCGGACATAGGAACTCCTAAGTAATTGTCCAGGGCAACATTGCCCATAGTGCGATGATCGCACCCGGAAGCCCTGCACGCAGGGCAACCGGCTGGGATCAGTCTTGCCTGTATTCAGACATGACCACGATGGAGTCTCCAGGCCGGAAACTCGGTCGTTTCTGGCCTTCCACAAGCCACGGCGCGATTTTGATGCGCAGGGAGTCCAGAACTGGCGAAGCGCCGGTAGTGATACCGGTGTAAGCCCGGATCAGCAGCAGTTCGTCGTAGGTAAGGGTCAAGGTGATTGGGCGCACTTCGTGCAGATTTGGCGTGAACACCGGACAGGTAAAGTTTCCTGCTTCCAGCGAGGCTATCGCTTGGGCCATGGCAATCACTGGCTGCTGGAGGGCGTGATTACGGCCCCTGGCCGCCAAGTATTGGCCATCGCTTCGCATGATGGCGAACAGGTTGTTGGTGCCAACACCCACCAGCATGTACTTGTGCTTGTGGTCGGTGGTCTTGGTTGGGTTCATTGCGTCACTTTCGATAGATCACGGGGTTGAGGAACGCCGCGCATTGGCGGCTTGTAAGGGACAAGCGGGCAAGGCCACACAGGGCCTTCCACTTTGAAGTTGGCGTCGTTCTGCTTAGCCAGTTGACCCGCAGCGCGGGCTCCCTGATCTACAGATGGGACCTCGAAGAGGCGCTCCCACTGGTTAGGGGCAACCTCTTCTTGCACGTACCACTTGGGCCCGGCCATTACATCGGCACACGGCAGCGGCGGGCGCTGTCGCTGATGCGGCGAATCCAGCGGGCGTTGCTGGTGGGCAAGGCCTTCAGGAACGCTGCGGCCAGCTTGCTGCGGTGCTTGCGAGTCTTGTTCTCTTCTTTGTTCATGGCCCACACTGCGGGGCGGGCTTCGGCATTGGCGGCGCGTTGTTCTTTGGTCAGTTGCATGATGTGTCCTCGTTGGAACGTGCATAGCGCACGGCGCTGCACCCTGGGTGGAGTACCTATTGCCGGGGCCTCCACGGGCCACGATAGTCGGTCCAAGATGCAGCGCCGTGCGGCCTAGTTAGGCGCAACTAGGCGGCGGCCCACCTATGTATTCAGTGGGTTAACGGCAGCAAGCTATGTGGGGCCGCTTGCTATGGCCTGCTTACGCCCAAGGATCAGTGATTACCCACTGACCGTCAGAGCGCAGCATGATGTTGTTGCGGTGCAAATCTGCACCGGCGCCAGGTGGAGCAAAACCACGAAGGGCTTTACCTATGGTGTATTCTTTGCGGTATTCTTCGTGTTTGCACATAGCCCCAGACAAGCCGAAGCTCAAACTCCAATACCGACGGTCGAGGTCTAATCTTTCCTGCTCATTAAGTGTAACTTCCGCCCGGCACTCATCCAGCGTTGAGCCTAGCCGCTCTATCAGGCTGATGGTGCAGCCTGAAAACGACTCCAAGTACCCGACGTTTAGTAGGTAAGCGCTAATACCTGGGCAGTTGCGCTCAAGTTCTGCCTTGTGGATAAAGCAGATGTGGGCATAGTGTGCCCAGAGATCTTCGCCCGGAACGATCTTGACGACCTTACCTTCAAGGCACGGGCTGCTCACGGCGATGCCAAAACAGCCAGTTCCAAGGACCTTAAATCCTGCCAAGCTCAGTTGCTTTTTCCACAAGTTGCGGTAACTGCCCGCAGAAGGTTGGTCGGGTACACTACAGCCTAGCATGGCGTACATCTTGTACGTCGGCATTTTGAGCGCAATAGATTGCAGCAGGCCGATAACGGCACGCTCACTTTTATTCATACGAACTCCACTTCGTAGGTTAAAGATGGTGTGCTGGATTATGCCCAACGCTTTCGGCGCCCACCCGCTCGGCACTGCTGTCGCAGCCGCTAGCAAAGGCACGGATTACGCTGGATCGTGTAGCAGTTAAGGGCTATTGCCCAGCACACAAGCAAACACCTAGGCTAGGGGCTTGCTTGTGGGTAGGGTGTGCGGCATGGCCAGCGCGGTGACTAGCCCAAAGTTTCCGTAGTCAGCGGCGAGCGTCTGCCACACGTTGGCAGCCTCGACCATACCGCACTGTTAGTCACCCAACGTCCCGCCATCATAAGTTGGGCACGATTTTCCGGATTGGATGACTAACAGTACGTCCGCTTGTTAGCAGATTTCCTGTCGTTGCGTTGGCACGTTAACGTCTAACCCAAGCATTGCGCAAATAGACGGCCTGCATAACAGGCTTGTGTGGCTAAGGAGTCTAGAACAAAGCCACAGGATAACGCTGTCGCTATCCTGTAGCCCCGCACTGCCGGCCGGACAGTGAAGAGTCTACACCGGCGTTAACGAGGCACGGACACGGGCAGGCCAACTGCCAGGGCTTTCACACAGTTTCCGGGGCATTAGTCCGGCGAAGCAACACACAGTCGCTTAAATGCTCTCCCATGATGCAACAAGTGTGCGGGAGGTCAGGGCTAGTCTGGTTACACCCGACATTCAGGTGCCCTACGCCTGTCAGCAGTAGGGATAGCGGCCACAGTCACGGCCGCACGACTTATCGCCAAGTCATACTTAACATTGACTCATTATGGTTCAGGAGCTAGGGCGAGAAAACCCGCTAGGCGTGTGGCGTAAGTTACGGCACACAGGTAAGCGCTCACAACAAGCGCTTAACCGTGTGGCCTAGCCTTGCGGCTAGGCTCTTGGTCACATCGGGGCGGAACCGACACCGGCCAGGGCATCGCCGAAGCCGGCGGCATCGTCCACACCGGCCAGGGCTTCCACCTGGGCCATGAGGTCAACGTTCACGACCTGCTTGGCCTTGCTCTGCTTGCCCTTGGCCGACTTCAGGAACGCCAGCAGCGCCTTCTGGAAGTCGTAGACTTCCTCGACGGCGGGTTCCGGGGCGTACTCGTACCAGGGCTTCTTGGCCGCGGTTTCGAGGTTGTTCTTCTTCTCGGCGTCCTTGACGAAAGGCCGGGTCTTCTTGGTGCCTTCGTCGTCGTTGGCACGCAGGTGGCTGTTGCCCAGAATCCACTGGGCCATCGCGCTGGTCTTGGTGCCCTTGGGCATGGCCAGGAACAGGCGATTCATGAAGCCATCGTCGCCGCTGTCCACGATGTGTTGCAGCGCGGCCATCGCCAGCTTCTGGCCCTGGATCAGCCACTGCTTGCCGTCATGGCCCCACTTGTCAATGGCGGCATTGAGGGCAGAGGCACTCATTTTCTCATTCATGTTACACACTCCACAGAGTAACCTGCAAGGCGCAGGCCAAGGCCCACAGGGTGGGCTATGGTCTGAGTCTTACCTCAGTGCATGCGCCGCAGTGTCGGCGACACTTGGCGGCCCAGGCTGCTAATGTTGTCGGAATAGTCGATAACGGCATGAGGCACGCCGTCTGCCTGCTGGGCACGCTCGGCCAGGGATTGTGCCAGCTCCTTGTTAACGTTCAGGATGCAAGCCCCATCCCGGTACGTAAGAATGCAGCGGGTTTCAAGATTGGCAACAACGTACATTACAACTCCAGAGAGTAACCTGCAAGGCGCAGGGTTATAGATGCCACGTATAACGTACAGGGCATGATGGTTGATCCTGCTTTGCGCAGCAGCATCTATAACCCTACACCCAACAATGTTGGGGTAGTTCACTAACTAGCCGTCGTCCACAAGATAGCCGCCAACGACCAGCCACACTCGGCTAGATCGCAGCATCTAGGTGCTGCCACAAGGTTGGGTTCTCAGGGGATGGAGGGATAGTCGCAACGCTGCTTTCGGCGTCACTTCAGGGTCTTAGCCTGCCGCCTACACCTGCTCCGCTTTGGTTCAGTGGGTTACTAGCCCACCTACCGCACGTCTGCACCGTAGGGCTTGCCGTTTAGTCGCATGGTGGGTACTCACCATTGGTCTAGGCTGCATCCTGGGTGCTTCATACGGCCGCCCACCGTCAAGCCCTATCCGGGCCTATAACGGCATCCTGCCAATCCACACACCTATCCACAAACCGCGGGGTTGTTTGCCGCCCAGACAGGCTTGCGCCCATCCTGCTTCCCCTGTCACCAGACAGCCACTCTCGCCGCTGTCACGTAGGGCTTGCACCCTGCTGTCCTACTGAGCCTGAACTTTAGCACAGTCTCAGAACCTTGTCAACCCCCGGTCACTCGGTTGTTGTCTCAGTCCGTTGTCTGCACTGTAGCACAGTCCCACCGGCTTGTCAACCCCTAGCGGCTTGCGCTGCTCGGAGCCTGTCAACCTAGCCGATACTCTAGCACAGTCTTCGCTGTCTGTCAACCCCGCACCCGGAGGATGCAAGCGCTGGCAGCATGGATAGATACGGCAGGGTAGCCCAAATATAGCGGGCATAGCTGCGCCTATCCTCAGCTGGTGTGCTGTTATACCGGTACTAGATCAATCGACCTAGCCGATGGCCTGAACTATGGCACAGACTGCGCCGCTTGTCAAGCCCTGTTAGCCGCTCCACCAGGGAGCGCCTACCGTAGCCGTAGCACCGAAGCGCTGTGGCATGGAACGAACTGTGAGGCATGCCGGGCCCGCCGTCAATAGGGAAAACCCTTGTGGCGAAAAAGAGACAGATGCCGCCACTGCACACGGCACCCGCCCGCCCACGCACCGCCGCCCCTGCGCCCCACGCACACACGCCCATGCAGGCCCCTGCGCGCCCGCTCCCGCGCCTTTCGCACGTGCCCGCACCTACGCCCCACCCACGCACGCACGGCCCGCCAGCGCCCGCCCAGGCACCCGCACGGGCCCGCGCCCACGGGCAGGCACGCACGCCTGCGCCCCTGCGTGCAAGCGCGTGCCTGCGCGCCCATGCGCCTACGCACGCCCCCGCGTTAGGCGCGCACGCATGGGCCCACGGGGGTATACGCGCGCGCTCAAGTCGGAGTTGCTCCCTCGCAATAGCGAATCAAATTTGACTCGTAACACGTAGGGAGCTTACTCTCACGCTGACGCAGTAGGAAACGTAGCCCGCCGTGCGGGTGTCAAGATGCCTTTGCTGACCAGATAGTCCAAACCAGCAGCCACGCTGGGGTTATCCCAGAGGAAGCCGGGAGTGGTTTGCACCTTCAGCACCAGCAGCTTAACACCGGGGTCGGTGCTTGTGACCATTGCGGTCAACTCTGCGTCGGTGAACATGCTACGGTACGCCTCCGAGGAAACGTAAAATGCGCTCATTAGTAAGCCTCCAAGGAGAACGTAAGCATAGAAACAACGTCAGCGCCAGTGTTGACGCTAGCATTGGGGCAGAAGTACAGGCCCGTGCTGGGCTGGATAGTCGTTTCCGGCATGGCCGAAGACGAGGTGCTAGCGGTGTCGCCAAACCACGACAGGTGCAGTAGTGCGCGGTCGTTGTTAGTTACGATGATGTAGCCGTTGTTAGCCAGCCCGATTTGCGCAGCGGTCAACGTCCCGCCACTCATACCGAAAGATCCACCAGTGTCAGTCGGGGATGTGAACTGAGTGGAGCGAATGGTAACGCTTGCGCTGGCCGTGTTAGCCACGCCGGTCTTACGCCAGCGGCTGCGCACCTGCAACTGTGTGCGCGGAGCAAGCAACAGCCCGCGGATAAACCACTGCTGAGCGCTGAACAAGCGGTTGACGTTACCGGTATCGGTGAAAGTGACGGCAGTACCCAGGTGATCCACCCAAGACACCAGCGTTTGCCGACCAACCGGGCGCCAGTTGGTGCCGTCGGTGTACCACTCGGAGAGGTTAAGGTCAGTCAACTGCGCCCGCGAATACTGCGGAACAGAGTTAGCGGCAGGCAAGCTAGCGCTAGTACCCTGGTACACAAAGCCGCCCGTGGTAAGCAGCCTGCCCACAGAGTCTACACGAAGCGAGGCCAGTTTGTTGTCGGGGTCTAGAACAGAAGTCATGGTGCGACAATGAGTTGGCCTTGCGCGTTGACCCGCAGCGAGGCTTGTTGAGGAACGGCGGGGACAGGCGTAGTCGAGCCAGTGGTCACCACACCTGCATTAGTCACTGGCACGGACACCAGTTTGTTGTCGGGGTTGAGTGCAAGCAGCACGATTACTTCTCCATCCACTCACGAAGAGCGGCTTTGTCGTTGTTGCATAGGGCCAGAGCGTGCTTGTAAGCAAGCAGCGTCTCCGCCATCTGACCGTTGGTAGCTACCCGCGTCACCGGAGCGTCGCAGTTAGCCGCTAGCCCGGAGGGAGGTAGCTCCCGTATGGTCTTGAGAGGGGCCTGGGCACAGGCTGCGAGTAGCAGAACCATGCCCAAGGTGATGTAGTTACGGAGCCAGGTCACGCTGCACGCTCTCTGGCACAGGGGAATCGGCCCAGGACTGCGCCGCCGCCAGATTCTTGGCCAGGGAAGCACCCGCCGAGGCCGTTTTCCGGGCCGTGGCTGCGTTTCTTTGGGCCAGGGATACCAATGCAGCCTCCCGGCGTGCGTGGGCCAGGGTGGCCGCCCGCAGGCTCTCCGCGAGGGTGTCGTTTTTCTGCGACAACTCCGCGTTCTTTTGCATTTCCTGGCGCAAAAGGTAAGACCCGACCGCAATCAGCAGTACGCCGATGACGCACAGGCCGTAGATCATCTTCATATCGTGAGTCCTGTCTCTACTTCGATAGGCGCACGCCACGCCGAGAAGGTCGGCCCGTGGTTTAGCGGCTGTCGGTGTTCGTGTTGGTACTGATGCACCATTTCGTGCAGCAGTGTGGCAAGAATCTCGCCCTTAGCCCTAGTCGCAGGGCTAATGTCTATGCGTGTACGTCGTTGCGGTAGCGGCCACATCAGGCCCACTGCATTGTACGCAGCGCAGGACTGCACACGCAATTCGCAAGAAAGAAGGACACCGCCGAAAATCTCCCGGTTAAACCGGTGCCACCAGTACCGCAAAAGCGGGACGGTTGGCGTAATCGTGGTGCCCCCGTGTTGTCTCATGTGGTCGGCTGACAGCCGCTTAGCCATAGGTTGCTCTCCCATTGGCGGCGAATCGTCAAGCCCGGAAGCACTACGCCCTTGGCCCGGTTCCACCGCAGGAACTCCCTACCAGCGCCGTAGCAATCGCGGGCATTGGCCTTGCGCAGAAGCGTACTTCCGGCAAGGTTGCCTGATCCTACGTTGAACGTGAAGGAAACGAGGGCATCGTACTGCGCTTGTGTTACCGGTACTGTAACGTACCTCTGGACTGCCCGTTCGGCAGCCTTAGTGTCAGAACGGAGTAGCTCCTGACACTGCTTGTCTGTGAAGTGCTTGCCAACGTCGGCAAGACTAACGGTACCCGTGTGCCCAACGCAGACGGTAGGAATCTTTACCGGGTCCAGGTAGACGCGGTGGACAGTGCCTTCGTGTTCCTTTATGCCTGTCAGCCCCGCTGCGCTAACTGTCAATGTGGCAGCAGCGTAGCGGAGCGCGGGCGAACGGGCCACCGCGAGGGCGGCCTTAACCATTACGCGACGACGATGGCCTGGGCGGCGAACGTGGCCAGCAGGTTGCCGGCAGGGTCGCGCAGGGCGTTGGTACCAGGGGCGGTGTAGGCAATCGTGTTGCCGCTGGCCAGGGAGGCACCGGAGTAAGTAACCAGCAACTGGTTACCCTGCACTTCGATAGCCGTGATGGTACGCGCCGGGGCGGTCACAAACGAGGTCAGAGCCGGGATCACCGTAGGGTCCAGGCCCTCGCTGGTGGTCAGGCGCACGACGTTGGCACCGGTGGTCTGGTTACGCGCAGTGACGGTAGGCACCACCAGATCGCGCATGGAGGCGACGGCAGCAGCGCAAGCGGTGAAGAAGCTGTGCAGCGAGTTGGCACCGCTAGTCACGCCACCGGAACGGCCAGCCGTGGTTTCGATGTTGCTGATAGCGCGGGCAGCAGCCGCGCGCAGTTCGATGGAGTTGCTCAGCAGACCAGGAGAAGGGAGGGTTTCGATACGCATGGTTTAATCCTTGTGCGAGAGGCCATAAGGCATGGCGAGGTTAGCGGCGATTACGCCGCAAATTGGTGAACCGTGCGCCCGGTTGTTGCCGGAAACGGTTGTGACCCAACGGGTCTTTGATCTTCTCGGCCCATTCCCGTTCACGCTGGGCAGCTAGCTGCTTGGCTTGGTCTTGGGCGAGTTGATGGTTGAAATGCCGCACTAGCGCCTCTACAGCGTCAGCACGGTCATCGTGGGGCAGTGCGTTAGACACTGCGGACAGGGTGGCCAGCTGCTTGAACAGGCTGTAGCCACTACGTTGTGCGGCCGGGTAACGCTCACAGTCACGGGCGTCTTCTTCCACAGCTTCTGGCGTAACGATCAGCGACCCGCGGCCCATTACTGGCGCCAGGGTGTTGATGATGCGCCGCTCCTTGTTACCGGTAACGAGGTCTTCGTCAATCTGGCAAGCGATGTGCTTACGCAGGATCGGCGTGAACACAGCGGCAAAGGCACCATAGCCCATGTTCTTCTCGATGGTCACGCCGTCGATAGGGAACCGAGCAAGCCGCTTGGCCAACTCTTCGAGCTTGTCTTCCGTATAGCCGCCAGGAATACCGCCTACGCTGAGCAGGACGACCTTACCGTTCAGGAAGCCGCCGATAGCGTAAGCCGTCTCGTCGCCGTTAGCGCCACCCGCAGCAGGGTCAACAGTGGCCCAGATGCTCTGCAAGCGTGCAGTTTCCTGCGATACGTCTTGCGGGAGGGACAGCTTGTAGGCATAGTCGTGAACAGCCTTCTCTACGATGTGCGTGCTAAGCATGCCGCGCACGACCTCCAACGGGTACCGCTCACCGCTACCGCGCATCAGCACGATAAGCTCAGGCTTCAACGGGTACCGCATGCTGTCCGACAGTTCGGTGTTCAGCATGTGTTGCAGTTGGAAGTACGCCTCGCCCTGGCTCAGTTCCTTAGCCTGTAGCTTCTCTTCGGGAAGCAGCACGGGGTCCAGGGGCTGGCCCTGATTACCGAGCAGACCACCACCGCTGTCCAGCGTAGGGTTAGCGGACAGCTTGCGCAGTATGTATGGGGCAAGCCGGGAGCCGTAGTAGAGCCGTTGCTTCTGAGTCGGGTAACGACCCGGCCAGATGCGAACAGTCACGCCACGGGCAGGCAGGGCGTTGTAGATGGACTCGTTGGTCTGCGGAGTACCCAGCCACAAGATGCGGCCGTTGGTAACGATAGAGTCGAAGTCCTTGGTCAGGTGCAGCAGCTTTGCGCGCTGCATCGGAGTCGCAGAGTTCTTAGAGGACTCAATATCGTCAGCGATAAGCAGGTCTGCCCGCTTACCTTGCAGGTTAGAGTCGATGCCCACGCAAGCCACAGACGGCGATTTGTCCAGGCCCTTGATGCTGTGATGCAGGTCGAACGCTTCCGTACTGGTGCGGTCGCCAGCCATGCGGTCAGGTCGCATGCAGGCCAGAACGTCCATCGTCATAATGATGCGGACGATCAGCGTGCTGATTTCGCTGGCCTGCGTACCGCCTGCTGACAGGATCAGGACGCGGTGCGACGGGCTGTGGATAAGGCACCATACCGCAAAGGCAGCGGCAATAGTAGTCTTGGCCTGAGAGCGCTGGGCCTGCACCATAAGATACAGTGGACCGTGCTGCATGAACAGCCCGATGTCCTTCTGAATCTCGGTAGTGCTGAAGCCCAACTCCGTCATTACGTCCTCAAGGAACGGAACGAAGTCGGAGTAGTGGTTCTGGACAAGACGCAGCCGCGCCCAACGGGCTTCCGCTAGGGCGGCTGATTCTTGAGGCTTCATTGCAGCCCGTTAGCCATGTCGCCGTATTGACGCTGCATCAGGTCGTCCACCTGCCCGAGGTCGGCCTTAAGCCGTTCTTTGCCCTGAGCACGGCGCTGAGCCAGTTGCTTGTTAAGCTCGGCAAGCTCGGCGTTGTCCGTAGGCGACGCGGTGATGTTGTTGTTCTTGAGGAACGTAACGGCTACTGACAGCACCGCAGCAGAGCACTCTTCGCCGCTGATGGCCTGAGTGAGTACCTTTGCTACGGTAGCGTGTAGCGCACCAAGTTCCTTGTCACTTGCGGTTGTCACGCAGTTTCTCCTTGACCCACCGGTAGCCGTCACGGAAACGCACGACGATGGTGGGGAACTTGTCAATGATTAGGAAGATCGTCCAGACCACGGACGGAATCAGTAGCCAGGTTTCAACCGGGATACCGAACAACAGGGCGCCACCC